CCGTCGAGGGGATTCTGTGAGAAGTAAGTTGGATAATCGGCCGGATGATTAATTATCCACTCGATACATCTTTTTCCATAAACTTGGGCGGTAGATCTGACCTCTTGCTGAAGAAATTTTAATTCTTCTAAGGTAATTGTTTCGGCGTTTTCCGAAGTTGGAGAAAGAACTGATTTGTTAAAAACTTTGTATTTTAGAAAAGGTAAAGCTCTTTCCAATCCATAATTGCAAAGCATACTGCCAATATAATTATCCAACAAGAATTGATTGGCAACAGAAACTGTGCCGGATAAAACCTGATCCCTCAACTGGAAATAAAATGTAGATCCTATCATGTACTGAAGCTCTATATCCTGCGCCTGGAGAATATAAGGCATCAAGTCTAAAGGCGAGACATTTTGGTTCACTGAGGTAAAAGCTTTCAAACGCTCCTCTGACACAAATAAGGCGACGGGTTGACTCATAATTTAAATTTTTATATGTGGACCCAGGTTTTGTTATTCACAATTTGTGCAACAGTGGATTTGTGGATACCGAACTTTTCTGTTAGTTCTGAGTATTTCCAACCTTGGTTTCTGAGATTTCTAATTTCTAATACTTCAATTGAAGTTAATTTACTTGTGCCGAGATTTTCTCCTCTCACCGGAATTTTCAGTCCGGTACGGAAAGCATGTTCCATGTTTTCTGAATGTGTACACCATTCTAAAGATATTGCAGAATTATCATCTTTTCCGTTTAAATGATTGACTTCCGGCAAATTTTTAGGGTTTGGTATAAAAGCATCGGCAACTAATTTGTGTAAAAACAAAGTTTTATTTTTTCCATTTTTACTTAAACAAACAAGTTTATATCCATTATTATTTTCTCCTCCTACGATAAATCTACCTGGTTGTGTTCCCCTACCGGGAGTATCCCTACGAACCCTGCCCAGATCCGACACTGAGTAATCCTCAAACCCCTGAATTTTTTTCCAGTTTTCCATATTTGTTTTTATGCTATAAGTGCTCATTAGACAAATATTTTCGATTTTAAGCATTATCAATGTTTACCTCGGTATCTTCTGTAATTGTGTCAGTTCCAACCTGGTCACCTTCTGCTGTAAAAATTGTCAAAGGTTCAACCTTAATTTCAACCCCAGATCCAGTGTAACCCAAAATTTTGTTAAACAGTCGGATCATAGTTTTCTGAATAGGGGTGATTGTAGTGGTTTGGAAGTGGAGAGCCGCTACCTCGATTTCCCCTGCATTATTACTTAACCCGGAGCCCCCAATATCTTTGATCCCCAATAGCAGAGGAGAAGTTATCCGATGTGAGGTTAAAATCTGTTGGGCGAGTCTTTGGGAGAGCGAAATGTAGTAAGTGTCATTCGCAGATTGAATAGGAGTAATTTCAGTCCCGTGTTCTTTATCCGTAGCAAAAGTTAGAAAAAATTTACCTGCCCCATCGACTCCTGAATATGCCGAAGCAAGTTGGGAATAAATGTCTTGTTGCTCCTCAGGGCTGGGAATACCGTTATTAAAAGAAACAAATAAACTGGGATTCAGACCATTCATCAAATTGTAAAAATGGAACGAATCTACCGAGACATCGACTTGTGCTGCTGTAAGGCCTCCCGAGTAGGACGGTAACGGATAGTATTTACTGCCTGGGGTATGGTCAAAAAAGTACAAAATCTGATTGGGATATAAATCCGCTTTGCCCGGATCAAATGCTTTAATTTGCCTCGGGCGGAACAAGTCCTTCCTAAATCTGGTCCAGTCTGAAGAATACCAGTACCACTCTACCTTGTCTGTTTCCCTATCGATAATTCCTGAGCGGATATCGTTAAAGTCCATATTGTAAATATCGATAATTCTATCCCCCAATTCGTTCCAAATAATATTTAGAGCACAACCTCCGTAGATGATGTAGTCTAAAGTAGCCCTGGAGAAAACATCATTCCAAGTTTCATCTTCCCTATTCGCTTTATCCAGAAACGGTTCCAATTCAGGAACAGTTGCCTTTATCCCATTCCCAACCGCATAAATGTGTTTAGAAACAATACAAGTTCTATTTGTTGCCGAAGCGTTGTACAAAGGTGTAACCAATGCTTGGGGATATAAATTGTCTACCCCATAGTTCATCCACTGTTGACCTCTGATGTGAACAATATCTGGAATGGTGGGATCTGGTACAATTTGCGAGAACTTGTAACCTACCTGCGGGGCGTTGGGTTTCTTTTCGTCTGACATACGTTTTCAAATATGAATTTAAGGGATTTTGTCATAAGTCCGTAATGGGTCTCAGCGTACAAAGCTTTATGCTTACACCTGTATACGTAAAAAAAAAAAAAAAAAAAAACGAGAACCTACGCGTGTCGTGCGTCTAAGTACCTATAGATTTACTATAAGATAGTAAGTTCCGGGTTTGTTTCACAAGGCATTTGTAGATAGTATTTGTGAATTTTGTTTCATAAATGACATTAAAATTGCATTAAAATTTTTTTTGGGTAATTTTTTTCCACAAAAGATGAAATTTTCGTAATCAATGACGATATATAAAATAAAAAATTAATCGTATGAAAACAATTTTTATCCCGATGTGTCCTCACATCATGTCCGAAAAGGGTCTGGATCTGTTAGACAAACTTGTCCTCTCCTATGTAAAAAATTGGGAATCGAAAGGTTTACCCTGCTTTGCTAAGAACTCTTTACTCGGCCAACTGTTCGGCGAATCTGAAGATGCCATCTCGCTGTCCATCGCTAAACTCGGTGCCATGAAAAAACTCAGGATCACATCTGTACCCGGCGGCAGATTAATCCAGTATGAAATTCCAATTCCCGTGTCTACCGAAGATGTAGACTTATTCCAAATCTAAAAAAAAACCAAACAAAACCATGAGAACTAAAAGACACAAAAATCTCGCCCAATCTTTACCAGTAGAAGCCAAAGAGATTTATCATGAAATATTTACGGAATATATTCCAAAATATTATTCCAGCGACAATAAAATTACCGATCCAGAAATTCGACAACTGCTCTTGGATAAAGGGGTAAAAAAATCCTACACCTTAAGTATTATTCTCAGAGCAGTAGTAAACGAATTTCGGAAAAGTGAAATCGTGCCTATTTGTTCCAATAACAGAGGTTATTGGGTTGGGAAAAATAAAAGAGAAATTATGGATACAATCGAAGGATTAGAAAATAGAATTGTTGGTTTGCAAGCAGCAGCCGATGGACTCAGAAATATGTATAACAACCTATGAACCTACTACTCCACATCCAAGGCGGACTTGGTAAGTGTATCATGACCACCGCCGTTATCCGTAACTGGAAACTCGCCTATCCCGAATCTGAAATTGTTGTTGTCTCTGGTTATCCGGAGGTTTTCCTTCATAATCCAGATATCGCCCGCAATTTCACGTTTAACCATCCCTATCTCTGGGCGGACTACTATTCGGATCCCGACTACAAAATCTATGCTCAGGATGTTTACCTAACCCAGGACTGGATTCAAAACAAGCGTAAACATTTTATCGAAATTTTCTGTGACGAATTAGGTGTAGACTTTATTCAACAAACACCCTTACTTTATTTTTCCTCGGCTGAAATTGATGAATTTAAAAATATGGTTAAAGTAGATAAACCATTATTGGTTGTCCAGTCGACAGGTGGTTCTAACGCCGGGGCCAGATCTTGGACTCGTACCCCACCTCAAGAAGAATTCGATGAATATCTAAAACAATTTCTGGAAGAAAATTATGTCTTACATTTAGCAGTGCCAGAAACACCGGTGTTGCAAAATGTTCACCAAAGGATAGATAATTTAGATCGGAGAAAAGCTATGGGACTGGCTCACTACGCCTATGGTTTGGTGGGAATTGATTCGTTCGCTATGCATGCTCGTGCTGCTAACAACTATTCTGGGTCCAGTTCATTTTTCTTTCCATTAGAAGAGTCCAGAGTGAGACTTGGGTATGTCTCACCAAACACAAAACATATAGTCCCCAGACCTGAAATTCAAGAACTTATTAGGAATTCATCCGACTATTATGCGACAGTGTTCCAATATAACATTGAGTCTAACTCAGAAAACTGTCCTGTGCCTCCAGGGCAAAAGTGGTTTTAAATTATTTGCCAATGAAACGGCATTGTGCATTTAAACCGGTTCCGATATCAAATGTTGAATTAATAGAACCGTTTAGGTTATAAGACACAATTCTATTCCGAGTCACTGAATTGGTAGTTGTAAAGAGTCCTCCCGCATAAATTTTATCGTTCAAGATATAGAAAGCAGATACTCTATCATTAGTTCCAGTAAAAGAACTAAAGGAAGCAGAAAGTGCTCCTGTACTTGAAATACAAACTATATTGTCAGGAATATTAGTAGCACCATAAAATCCAAAAAGTCCTGCTAAATAAAATCTACCGGTTGAATCCTGAACAATTAAATATGGACCGTCAGGGGTTATAGCTCCAGCAGAACTGAAAGTAGTATCTGTAGTTCCATTAGTGTTTAATCTCCGAGTCATGATTGAAAATCCATTGGGATTCCACTCAGAAGCAGCACCTCCCAACATAATTGGTTTTCCGTCTGATTGAACAAAAACGTTTGTACAATTTGTACCAGGAGAAGGGGTACCATTAGCGAAAGCAGCATCTCTGGTTCCATTAGAAAGTATTCTAATTAAGGCGGGTAAATTTGCACCTTTGTAAGTAGAATAAATTCCGGCAGCGTAAACCGAAGTTCCAGAAATTGCTAATTGATTAACCCTATTGTTAAAACCTGTTCCAACATCGAATCCTGAATCTCTGGTTCCATTAGTATTTAGTCTAATTATTCGGTTAGCAGCTACACCTTTATAGGTAGTAAATTGGCCTGCCACATAGATTCCAGATGATGTAATTCTTAAATCAAAAGGTGTATCGTTGAATCCAGTAGAATTATCGAAAGATGTATCTTTAGAACCGTCCGCGTTAAGTCTGATAATACGATTGGCTGTTACCCCTTGATAGGAAGTAAAATCTCCAGCGACGTAAATTTTTCCATTGGCATCTTCTCTAACAACTTCTACAGTTGAATTAAATCCAGTTCCAATATCAAATCCAGCTACTTCATTTCCGTAGCTATCTAATTTCAAGAGACGGTTTCGAGTATTTCCTTTATAGGTCGTAAATGAACCACCAACAAAAAAATAATCTCCCGGAGAAGTTAATCTTTGTGAATCTATTATGCCTATGCCAGAAAAAATCATTTTTTGTTTTTTTTTATGAAAAATATTGGATTACTTTTACCACGCCATTGGATCCAGATCCACCATTTCTTGAGGAAGCAACATAGTCATTCGATGCGCCTCCTCCACCTCCAGCTCCATAACCAGTAGCACTAATTCCAGATTCGTTGCATGACGAAGCTTCGAAATTTCGGCCTCCATCACCACCTGTTCCAAGAGTTAAGCCGCATATTGTTCCTCCTGCTCCACCTGCTCCACCACATCCCAAATAAGCGAATAAACATAATGATCTTCCTCCTCCGGCTCCACCACCACCAGGTTTTGCAGATATAGTCCCACCCGAATTTCCAAGGTTTTGGGATTTAATTCCTCCTACTCCAAGATCTGCAGAACATGCTTTTCCTCCACCTCCATCGGAAGAAGTTCCTCCTCCATCACCACCTGTTGAAGTAGAAGATCCAGTCCCAGCGGTATAAGTTGGAGCTGCTGGAGTAGCACCACCTAAGGCAGTAACAAGTGTTCCAAAACAAGAAGCACCTCCATTTGTATTAGAACCTCCTCCAGTTCCAATTATAATACATTGCGATGAACCAAAGGAAGAATTAAGAGTGCAGACAACTACTTCTCCTGCTCCTCCACCTCCACCGCCGGGAAATCTTGATGGATTTGCCATTACACAACGTCCACCAGCTCTACCACCGCCTCCTCCACCAACTGCTATAACTTCAATACAGGTTGCACCACTGCAACAAGACCAAGTTCCATTCGCAGTGAAAGTTTGTTCAACTGGAAGAGGTACGGTTCTTGTAGAATCTATAATTCCAATTCCTGATAGAATCATTATTAGCTTTTTAAATCTCCAAATACAAACCAGTCGTTATCCGTTTTCTTGACTAAAGTTGCACCCGAATATTGGTAATTCAAACGCAAGTATCCTTGTGCACCTCTAACAATACATGCACCAGCACCTGTTATTCCAACTTCTCCAGTACCACCTCTGACAATTAAAATTTGGCTTCCGTTGACGAAATCAGTTGTTGAATCAGCCGGAACAGTTAATGTTAAATTAGAACCAGAAGACATTTCTACCAATTTTCCAGCGTCGGATAATGCTAAGGTATAACTGATTGTTTGTGTATTAACAGAAACATAAGCTGTATCTATTCCGGATGTACCAGAAGAGCCAGATGTTCCTGAACTTCCGGATGTCCCAGAGCTTCCAGATGTACCTGATGTACCATCTACACCAGAAGTACCTGAAGTACCGTCTACACCAGAGGTTCCCGAACTTCCGTTAACGCCAGAAGTTCCAGATGAGCCATCTACGCCAGATGAACCTGACGAACCAGAGGTACCTGAACTTCCATCTAAACCAGATGTACCAGAACTACCTGATGTACCACTTACACCAGAAGTACCTGAACTGCCATCTACACCAGAAGTACCTGAACTGCCATCTACACCAGAAGTTCCAGATGAGCCATCTACGCCAGAGGTTCCAGAAGAACCAGAACTTCCTGATGTCCCAGAGCTTCCTGATATTCCAGATGAACCAGAACTTCCTGATGTGCCAGATGTACCCGAAGGAGTTGAAGTAATGATCAATAAAATTGGATCATTATTTGAAAATGAATGGGTCGATGAAACCAAAGTAACAGGAAAATCCCAATAAGTTGATTGGTCTACGGGAGTTCCAATAGTCCATTTTTGATTGTTAGCATTGTTATTTTGATCCTGAATCGTAATAACAGAACCGGATACTAAAGCTCCTAAAAAAATATCAATGTTGTTTAAACCATCATCGGTGTCTGAAATTCCTAAATTGGTAGCAGAACTCTGAGTTACATTGTTCCATATAATATGACCAGCCGTAGGATCACCAGTTTGGATTGTAGTTTTAGCTTTGTAATTGAAAAAAGAATTAGAATTTCCTTGTGGACCAATTGGACCAGTTGCTCCATTGATACCAGAAGTTCCAGATGTTCCAGATGTACCGTCTATGCCAGATGTTCCAGATGTACCCGATGAACCAGAAGAACCAGACGTTCCAGATGAACCAGAAGAACCTGATGTGCCAGAAGAACCAGATGAGCCATTCACACCTGAAGAACCGGATGAACCATCAATACCCGAGGTTCCTGAAGAACCGGATGAACCATTAATACCTGAAGTTCCTGAAGAACCAGATGAACCATTGACACCTGAAGAACCAGATGAACCATTGACACCTGAAGAACCAGATGAACCATTGACACCTGAAGAACCAGATGAACCATTGACACCTGAAGAACCAGATGAACCGTTCACACCAGAAGAACCAGAAACCCCAGAAGAACCAGAAGTCCCTGAAGTATTCGAAACGCCGCTAATAGTGACATTGGCAACTGAACCAGATGCAGTAACTGTGACTGCCGCCCCGATAAAATTGATTCCAGTAGCTCCAGCAACGATTTCTGTACCTTCGTCTAAAATTGATAAAGGAGGATTGACCCCAGTTACTGTCCCGGTGAAATTAACACCAGTCGTAGATATCTCCATTGGCAAAGCAGTTCCGAAACCATCTGTTAAGATTTCAAAAGAACTTGAAGCCCCAGACGGACCGATGTTAATTACCCCTCCGTATGTATTTAAAATTTGGGTGCCAGTTAAATTTGACATAGAATATTTTTATTTTAATTGTATCCGCCAATTGTTAAGTAAGCGTCTGAACCGACACACAGTAGATAAGCCTGTCCAGCAGTACCACCGGCAGCGTAGAAGCAAGCATCTGAAGCATAGGGACCTGTAGGACCCGCTAAGTGGAAATTGTTCATGTGAACAGTATTGGCAACTTTAGATGTTAAGCAAGTACCAATTACCGTTGCGTCAGAGTGGGTAGCAGAAGAACAAGATCCAATAACTGTTGAATCTGATGCAGAAGAACAAGAACAGAAACCAAAAACGTTAGAACAAGGTGATGAAATAAAAGAACTTGTTCCAACAATATTGGATCTTAGACCAGTGATACAATTTATCATTCCGAAAATATTAGAACAACATACTGTTATAGTATTACATGCTCCAAAAATATGAGAGGCATCATCGAAATTATTTCCAGAATTACATGCTACATTCGTATTTCCAATTACGGTTGCATATTTACCAGACACACAATTCCCAGCTCCAAAAATACTAACATAATAACCACATCCTGTTGGAATAGTATTGTTAAAACCTACCATTACGTTTCCTGCAGCAGGAAAGGCAGTAGATAACATATGGTTTTGGGAACCTATTAAAACATCTACTCCGAAACCTGCACAATTGCAATTTTCAGAACCAATGCCTATAGAAGTTCTGCCTGGGATTTGTCCTTGTGATTTAATTTTATTACACTGACCAATAACCGTACCTAAACCTCCATCCCCCCCTGCACCAATAAGACAGTTAAGATATCCTACTGTAACATTTTGAGAAATCCCAACACCAGCTCCTCCTGCAGAGTTGTCATTACCAATAACAACACTCTGAGGTCCAAAATTGCAATTGTTCCTTCCTATTGTAATATCATCTGTACAAAGAGACTTAGATTCATATCCAATACTAATTGTGTTGTTAGAAATCCCACAAGCGGTAGCACCAATAACAACTGCATTATTAGCAGTAGATGCAGTAGCACCAACTGTGTCAGAAAGTAACGTATTCGTATTGACAACAATAATTGGAGAAGGAGCAGAAGAAATTCCAGATGTCCCAGATGAACCATCCGAACCAGACGTACCTGAAGAACCATTAATACCAGAAGTACCAGAAGATCCATCTACACCCGATGTACCCGATGAACCAGAAGAACCTGATGTTCCAGATGAACCAGAAGAACCTGATGTGCCAGATGAACCATCCGAACCCGATGTACCTGAAGAACCATTTGCTCCTGATGTTCCTGAAGAACCATTCGCCCCGGATGTACCCGATGAACCAGAAGAACCAGATGATCCAGAAGAACCTGAAGAACCTGATGTGCCAGATGAACCATCCGAACCCGATGTACCTGAAGAACCATTTGCTCCTGATGTTCCTGAAGAACCATTCGCCCCGGATGTACCAGATGAACCAGAAGAACCAGATGTTCCGGAGGATCCAGAAGAACCTGATGTTCCAGATGAACCATTCAAACCCGATGTACCTGATGAACCATTAACTCCAGAGGTACCGGATGTTCCATTTAAACCTGAACTCCCTGAAGATCCATTAACTCCAGAGGTACCGGATGTTCCATTAGTTCCTGATCCTCCTCCGAAATTAATGATGTTGCCGGCCGAGTCAATAGCACGAACAGTATCTGTCCCTGACACATTCTGAGCATACAAGGCGACATATCCGGCGGGCGGGATATCTGGGGAGGTTACCTTAGAAAAGTTAACCTGTCCACCGGTTGAACCAATTACAATTTTTGCATTTGCCATATTCGAAATTTAAATTTATGGGCAATATCCCCAAGGGGGTGTTAACTGAGATAACACTAAAGGGGTAGGCACATTTAAAGTTGCATTATTTTCTATCGTGATAACAGGACAATAGGTCACCGTATCCTGTAACACTGTAAAAGTTGTGTTTGCCGCGATGGTACAAGGGAACTGATACAGAGGTGTATTGGCCACATAAACCACTGCCTCCATGATGTTGTTTCCAAGCGGATAAGCTACAAACTCTATTTCCCTCTCACAAGGCACATTAGCGTACAAAAATGCCTGGCCCCGGTCTACGATTTCGGATTCTATAGCACAGACGTTCCAAACAATTTGCGAGAAATCCCAGAAGTCATCCTCGGTAGACCAAGTATAACAATTTAAAGGAGAGGCAAAAGTTAAAGTTGGAGCGTTAGTTCTAAAGACAGTATAGGTATAATTGCCCTCGGGATACAAATAAATCTTCCCATTAATTGCGTCATCCAAAGAATTCACGCCCACCAACTCGATCTCCAGTTCTACAAAGCGATAATTTCTCCGGATAATTTGGGGAACTACGGCAAAAGTTTGCTTAGAAGCGAGATTGGTAAAGACAATAGTAAAGTAATTCCAGTACGGTTGGGTAGATACCGTATCCGTATAGATAATTAATTTATTCGACGCGAGGGGTGTAAGATTTAACATTACATCCACAAATATGGAATCTCAGAATTTTGTCACAACCGCACACAGAAAAGGCCAGATTTCTCTGGCCTGTCCTGGGTGTTTAAATCCAATTAAGCGTACACAATCTGAGCATTAGCAATAGCTCCCAAAGACGTGAGCTGATATTCCATTTCTGGTTCGTCAGCAGTTAGGGTAATGGTGTACTGAATAGCATCTCCAGGTGCTGTGCCGGTGACGGTAGAACCTGCAGTGACTGTACACCCTCTGGTTAAACCTACCAACCAATAAGCTCCGTTGTTATCTTCGAAGATAACTCTGGATGCCCGGTTGTAAGTCAGAAGTTGAATCTGGTTTCTCTTAGCGGTAGAGAGGTGCTGAATATTCAAAGTCAAAGCCTGAGAGAAGAAAGCAGTACCGTTGGTCTGACTTACTGTGAAGGTAGACGTATAGGAAGCTGTATCTTTCGGAACTTCGAACTGATAGAAATCTCCAGTTGCTCCAGAAAACGCCGAGATACCAGTAGCACCTTCAGTGAAAGAAGTGTATTCAAAGTCGGTGGAAATATAGACGGTTTTGATCCCCCCGATCTGATCGAGGCAATCAAGTGCTATGGCGGATGATAACTGGCAAGACATATGTTAAGTTTTTTTTATGTTAGAAAGGAACCTGGCCGAAACCAGGTTCCGATTCGATTTAGACGGTTGAAGCAAACTGAGAAGCGTAGATTGATGTTCCGAGTCTGAACTTGGCCATGAACTTTACAACGTCTACGGAAGGATCGTAGAAGAAACGGAAACGATCTTCATCGTCGATCAATCCCGTGCCCATGAAGGCATACTTCTTAGGTCCAACTATAATGTGAGTGTTAGAGTTGAGTCCAGGAGCACCAAAGATGGTCATGTTGGTTCCGGGCCAGATGAAGGACATAGGAGCATCACCAGAGGCGTTCGAAATGTTAGGATACTGGGTAATCAAAGCGTTGCCCTCGGCCATCAAAGCACGAACTGCGATCGAGTAGTTAGTCAAAGACATATACATGATCAAA